GTCGGTCTTGGTCGTTAAACGATCAGTATGTAAGGTTATCCGCCCAGTGTTTGCAAGACACATTTTGGAATCACCCGAGGTCTACTATTAACATTACGCAATTATATATGTGCAACAATATTAGGGTGTGTACAGTTATTATTGTTTTCATATTTAACGTGGCGTATTCCACGGTCCTAATTATCCTCGGGACAAAACGAGTATTGTATTGTTTGTTTTCGCTTTACGGTTTATCCAGGCGTCCTGTTATGATAAGTCATGTTCTATCGTACACCATTAATGGTGGGGTCGCTCCTAAGCCATCACGAAGGCATAGATAAATAACAACGATTAACGTGTAATCGTTGTTGCCTTATCAGTGAAGACGGTAAGGTCAATATCCAAGCCAGTGGTAGTAGTGTTGTTGGAATGAATATCCATGTACTGTCCAGACACATTAACTGTAATGAAGAATACTGCTGCCAAATTAGTGGCACCAGCATTCAAAGACGAGAAAAGTGTCGTAACACCGGCGGTACCGCTACGGTTAGTAGCAGCCACACCAGTACCAGTAATAGATAACGCAAACAAGTACGTACCAGTGGCTGTGAAGGTGATCCGGTTCTCCGGACCAGTTGCTGTCCAGGTCCATGTGCCTCCGGGTGGTGCATAACTAGTGCCCCCTCCGGTGCCTGTTGCAACATCCAATCCGAACCAATTAGTGTTACCCAATGTGGTTGCGGAGGTAAGGATGGTGCGAGAGGCAGGACAGTAAGACGGTTTGGGTGTTTCAAACTCGACCTCATAACTGACGAAGAGTTCGCCAATTATCGTGGTGACACTACTGTTGGAAACACCGACAAATAACTTACCGAAATCGTAAGTCTTAATGTCTGTGTTCTCAACAGCACCACCTCGAGTAAATAGGGATCCTGGTCGTGAACTCAAATCCACGACAAGGGTGCATCCCGCCCAAACCGATGCTTCACGTGAGGTAGAGTATTGGAATAACTCCGCCTTGGAATTGGGTGTATCGTCTAAGGGGTCAATGGCCAGTGCCATCGTTAATCTACCGGAGACAGAAGTTGCAACCACCGGGACATATTCGAATGATAACTTCGTAAATCGATACCGTTCATGAGTATTAGCGATTTGCGATAACCACGGGAATAATGCCCCGATACCTGGTTGAATCAGGTGTCCTTCAATGCCAAATGTAGCATTGCCAAGAATATCACCACAGTATTCACGATTGGAGACTACGTATTTACCCGCTTGTGAACGAAAAACTGGTTTCGTTTTGCGGATAGCGTAGCTCCTAGAAACTGGGGCTGATGTCATCCCGCTTATCATGCCGCCACCACCACCTAAGAGTTGAGCCTTTGCGGCCTTTCGAGCCGCTTTGTGTTTCTTTCCAGGTGCGATGCGCTGAAGTGCGCGATTCACATTCGCCAAAGTGAGATTCTCTCCGATCTCTTTCTGGACCGCTTGGACAATAGATTGTACAATTGCAGTACCAGCATAACGTAAAGCTTGACCACCCCATGCCCGAGCTGCAGTTCCTGCTACCATAGCCATGATTATCAATGATTGGTGGAAAGTTAATTATCTTGTGATTTAGATAGGACAAGTCAAACTATCTAATAATTAAGTATAGAGCGCGTTGTATGTAAAATTGTGTCGTTGTTTAAAAATACAAGGCGCCCCGGATGGTACTCAATTGTGATGCCGGCATAATACTGTTCTATCGCAACTTGTTCATCGGGGGTAATTCCAAAGGCTTTAAAGAAGGAAAATCTAGTGTAAGATGAAATATCACCCTCACCAAGATCCAAACCTCCTTGGCTTAACCACATCATACCACCAGTGACCTGGTTGGTAGCATGCCGCCCCCCCACGTTCATCATGCGATAGAACTCATTAAATACTGGCATCCGCCCATAAAGAGCTAACCCGCAGTCACTAAGCGATTGCAACTGTGTCTTCCAAGATTTTACGCTAGTTATACCATTAACGGTATATAGGTCCTTGGAGAGACATATATTCGGGTTACGCACCATCAGGTAGTCATTTCCTATTGCGACGGGATGGCATTGGCAGAATTCAACTTCCTCAAGTTCATAAACTGGGGTTTCACATATCATTGTGAATCCCATTTCAAGAAACCATTGAGGCAGATCGTTGATATGGTGAAGGTCCGCAGTTTCCATAAAAACCACACAATCATCACCATTATTTATCAATTCGATCTTACATTTACCATTGAAGTAAGAGTAGACCATTGCACACATCAACAAACAGTTACCGAGGCCAGTATTCATGTCTCCCGACATTCTACAGCCATCAGTAGTGTATCTTATCGTACCATCTGGACCATAATAGGTACAGTGGTTGTGCAACTGCAAACCTAACAAATCAGACAAAGTTTTATCGTGTGGATAAAACAACTTGTAAATACTATGCTCCCACTTAAGTAATTCACAGCTTACGTGCTGGTCAAATCGTGAAGCATCCATACCTATAGCGACTGGTTTGTTAAATTTGTTCCACTTCTTGGCAATTGTGTTGCCTAAAGCCAAAGCATTCATCCCTTTACCAACAGTAGGGGCGTGAAATACCTTCTTAATTATATTGTAGATCCTATGTTCAATCTTCTTAATGTAAACTCCAACAGATAAGTTGAAACGCGGATGTCTCGGCTGAATGATACGTGGCGCTGGATCCTGTTTTGCAGACAGGTTGATCTTTTCAGCTTTAACAAATGCGACGATGTGGCTATCACGACAGGTTAAGGGTGACCTCAGCAAGCTTAACCTGGCATTCTCATAGACGGTGTGTTTACGACCCCGGTACTCCGAAACAAATTGTTCCGCGCTCAACGGGCTGGTAGGGACACAACGTTTCCTGAAATTTACGAAGAAATCGTGTAGCCGCAACTTCACATCGCAAGTAGGCCTGGGAGGAGGTTGAAAGCGACCATTCCTGGCCACAAAAAACACCCTCTCGAGCACTGCCCGCTCCGTGTTATCAACATTATTGTTGTGCACGCCCACACTAATTGCATTAGTGCAATTAGCCAAACAATGGACGCGTCTTTTCTTTGAAAGCCCGAGCTGGCGCTCGACGGACATACTGACTGGCACCTCACCCCACTCTCGCCCCATACGGTCAGTTGATTTGAGTTTGTTATACTCAACTCTAACTGATCGTGGTGTTAAAGTGGATTTAGTGTCAATCCCGTCGACCCAGCGCGGGCCTTCCTACTTCCCCGGCGGGGGAAGCTCACGGTGCAGGCGCTGTCGCATAGCTCTATGGGTGTAGCTATTAAGCGTTCGCGCGCCTGCCACCTCCTCTTCTGAGGGGGTGAAGACCAAACCTATAATGCCAGGAATCATCATGGCAATCCAGGTGGGTCTTACCTTCATATCGAGGAGCGATTTACGGGCAAGATGTCTCACAGTTAGCATATTGGCATCATTATAAACTGGTGTCCCCAGCTTCGCCTTGATCTCATATGCTATCTGCAGGATTAACTTCTTGCGATAACGCCGCCGCGGTCTCGCAGTCAAACCCTTGACCGTAAACTCCTCTGGCACATCCTCCTCGGGGTCATAACTATCCACCATACGTTTGAGCTGATGTGCCCAAACATAGGTTTCATACCAACGCCATACATTGTATATGGCAAAGGTAAACGTTGACACCCCGAGGAAAATGCAGGATGTGATTGGCACCAACCGGCTGAACCGACTTGTTGGTGCAGAAAACATACCTGCGAGTCCTGTGAACCGTATTTTCCCGAAAGTTACATTTGTCCCCCAATGGGTAGACTCGGGCTTCCAAACCCCCATTGACTTAATGGGAGAGAATAAGCTGACCATAATACGCAAGGCAATAGGAACCGAAATATAGTGTTAAGCATATAAAATT